CTTCCTCGATGCGGGCGAACTCAATCCGTGGTGTGTTGGTTCTGAGTATGTGAAGGTGCTGCGAAGAACGAGGGTTCCTTGTTCGTGCGACATGTGCGGGAATCCTCGGCACAAGTTCAAAGGGAAGGATCGTCTTACGCTGGCGGATAAGAGGCAAAACGATATGGCCGATGCTCAAATTATCGAGGTATCGAACCGGCCGATCTACTGAGGATGTAGTTATGGAACGAAGGATAGTGTGCGGAGATGCTCTGGAGATGTTGAAGACTTTGCCTGACGGTAGTGTGCATTGCTGCGTGACGAGTCCACCGTACTGGGGTCTGAGGGATTATGGTGTAGACGGGCAGCTTGGGCTTGAGCAAACGCCCGAGGAGTACGTAGAGAATCTTGTGGGTGTGATGCGAGAAGTGAGGCGGGTGCTTCGGGATGACGGTACGCTATGGCTGAACCTTGGGGATTCGTATAACGGTGTCGGGCGCGGAGAGAAGGCGAATGGGATGCAAGTTGCCGCGCGTGCTACGAAACAGCGCACTATCTGCGGCCTCAAGCCAAAGGACATGGTTGGCATTCCCTGGCGTGTAGCCTTTGCGCTTCAAGCGGATGGGTGGTGGTTGAGGTCGGACATCATTTGGGTGAAGCCGAACCCTATGCCTGAGAGTGTGACGGATAGGCCGACGAAGGCCCACGAGTACATCTTCCTATTGTCTAAATCGCGAACGTATTACTATGATGGAGACGCCATTTGCGAGCCAGCTGTGTATGGCGACCATCCTCGCAACGGTGTTCCAGGAACGATCATTAAGATGTCTCACCAGGGACAGCGAACGGGTTATCGTAACAAGCGCACTGTCTGGACCGTTGCGACGAAGCCATTTCTAGGAGCCCACTTCGCAACATTCCCTCTCGACTTGATCCGTCCGTGTGTGCTGGCTGGATGTCCGCCAGGAGGGACAGTGCTTGATCCATTCTTCGGGGCTGGCACTACGGGGCTTGTAGCAAAGCAAGAGGGACGCGGATACATAGGGATCGAGTTGAATGCGGAGTATGTTGAGATGGCGCGTAACAGGATCAACGGAGAGTGCGCGATGGAGAGGCTGATATGAGATACGGATCATTATTCTCTGGAGTGGGCGGGTTCGATCTTGGCCTTGAGAGATCTGGAATGGAGTGTGCATGGCAGGTGGAGATCGATCCGCAGTGTGGGGTCGTTCTTGAGAATCACTGGCCGGGGGTGAAGAGGTATGGGGATATCACGGAAGTTGACGGAAGGGAGCTCGAAGGAGTTGACCTTGTTTGCGGAGGATTCCCTTGCCAAGACCTCAGTGTGGCTGGACGTCGTGCTGGACTGGCTGGGGAGCGGAGCGGACTTTTCCACGAATTCATGAGTATCGTTGATGAGATCTCTCCCCGTTGGGTTATCATCGAGAACGTCCCTGGCTTGCTATCAAGTAACGGAGGACGGGACATGCTCACCGTCGTTGGTGAAATGGGGGCGATCGGGTATGGGTGGATCTACAGGATTCTTGACGCTCAATACTTCGGACTGGCCCAGCGACGCAAGCGTGTGTTCATTGTCGTCAGTGGTGGGGCTGGTCTTCATGCTCGTATCGACTAATGGTTCAGGTCGTCGCCCTTTCACGGCGGAGGTTCGGGTTCGAATCCCGGTACGAGTACAGAGGTGAGCATGGGAAAAGTGAGCGAGATACAGGAAGCGGTGCGCAGAGATCCTGAGTTCTTCGTGTATTACAACGAACCTCGTGGTGCTGAGTTTGACAAACATCTTGGGTGGGTTGCTACACGAAGGTCTAGTGATGGTGGATCATACGGCCGTGGCTTACCGTATCTTGGTGTTGTGAAGAATGAACTGAGGCGATTAGGCATCTATTGCGAATGCACGTTGGAAACATATCATCAAACACGGAGGAGTAGGGCACGAGGCCGGGGGCATGGCGGGATTCCTAGGAGAGCCCGTGGTGTTCTTACGACGTCGGAAACCGATGGTGGGGCGTAGGAGTTCGAACGACCTGCGCTAATGTGGACGAAACGCCAAGTCATCGCTTGGACTCGTCTTAACGGGGGTTCGACACCCTCATCCTTCTCCAGAGTTGAAAGTGAACCCCATAGCTGTTCCGTCGCATTGGGTGGCGGGGCAGTTTCCCTTTGACTTGCATTTCGAACAGAATCGTGCTAGGGTAAGTCTGTGGGAAGGAAGTACCGTTTCATGCAACACCTCCTTGATTGGCCGATGTCGCACCTCAGAAGCAGCCTGGGGTGCGCATCTTTTTTGTTGAGCTAGGCGGCTGCAGTTGCATCACCTCGGAGTTTAACATATACTTCCCGGCGAGGTGATTGGCGATGGCCGATAAGACAGAAGTGAAGGGCTCTTCCCTGGGGAGGATAATGTGACAGACAAGCCATTCTCCATCCCATGCCGCTGTCTAGTCTGCGGATGTATCGAAGGCTCACATCACAAGGTAGGCTGCTCTGAGGAGCTCTGCCCCGAGTGTGGAGGTGTTCGAACTCTTTGCCGTCACAAGATTGTTGGCAAGCGCGTTCCGTACATCAGATACAACCGAGAGCGATTTTGCTCTCGTTGCGGGGAGAAGCGTCCTCGTGGTTTCCACGTCAAGGACTGGTCCAAGTACGTGCAGCGGAACCAGCGCAAAGCCTATCTGTGCGGGGAATGCTTCGATCAGATCAAGGCTCTCATAGACGCAGGGGGTGCAGAATGAATCTTCTATTGATTTGCATCCGCGACACGATCAGGGGGATGTGCAACTATGCTGGGAAGGGGAAATGGTCTTGTTGCTTCTGGGATTACTGGTCCTGTTCTTCTTGGGGATGATTGCGATCGCTATCTTCGCGCCAGGATGGATGACGTGAAGGGATCAAGACCACAAGAGAGCATCGTCGACGGGACACATAGAGGGAACGCGGGCATCGTGAGGAACAAGAACAACCAAGACAGATCGTTCTCGCCAGTGACAGCTGAGTCTACTCGTCAGAGAATGGCGATTCGAACGAACAGAGATCTGCAGTACGTCTTGGCGCGGATTGGGAAAGCAGCGAAGAGCAACTGTGGACGGATCCGGTGTTCCACGGGGGAGCTCGGGCCTGAGGCTCGGTTATTCCTTGTCTCCAAGCTGGGGTACTCAGTGACATATATCGACGAGAAGGACAAGTACGAAGTGAGGTGGGATGGGACCGAGGAGACGGATGAAGCGCCAGCGGTAGAAATTGACAGTGAGTTTGCGGAGGGATGATCATGGCAACGCTCTATTCAGGAGACGGATATATGGCGCACGACGATCTTGTCAAGAGAGCCGGTAGGTGGCTAAGGAACTCTCTCCATTGCGGCATCGTCTTTGAAGAGATGGTGTCGATCATACCAGAGATACCAGACGCCATCGGTTGGGTCGGAGGCAAGAGCGTGGTTGTTGAATGTAAGACGAGCGTTTCAGACTTTCGCGCTGACAGGAAGAAATGGCATCGTTCTCATGGATCTGAAACGGCTCTTGGTATGTGGAGGTTCTATCTGTCCATACCTGGAGTCATCCCTCATGATGAAGTTCCTGATGGGTGGGGTCTTTACGAGATCCAAGGGCGGTCTGTCGTCTTCGTTGCCGGTATCAAGTACGCGAACATGAGACACCCGCCATTCCCATCGAGCATCTTGCAAGAGAGAACGTTGCTGCTGACGGCGCTCAGGAAGACTCAGAAGAAACCGAGGAGGGATCATGGGTAATTCCGTAAAGCGAATTGGCATCAAGGAATTCAGAGATGCTGGCTATCTTCAGGAAGTGAATCGGAGATTCTTACATCCTCTGGGATTAGCGCTGGAAGTCATCGTCGACGAAGAGGATGGATCAGAGAAGTTGGGTGGCATCTGGGACAGCAGAGACGATCCAGAGGGCTTCGTATTTGGTACGTTCGATGGAGATAAGGCAACTAGCGTGACGGTTGAAATGCTGGCAAAGGCGGAACATCGCGGCAAGCTGCCTTATTGCAACAAGGGCGGCATACAGGAGGAGAACGCAACATGAACCTTCCTGACGGTACAGCCTGTGTCCATCGAGCGTGTCTGTCGCATAAGATGTATCCGTGCCCGTTCTGTGGCAGGATTGCCGGCCGAGCGTTGACTGCGTCGGAGAAGATAGCGAAAGCACTAATGGACGATTCCCGCAATGACGTGAGGATACGATCGGAGAGCGAATGGTTTGCATACGTTGTTGAGCTCATCACGCCTATCGTAGAGATCAGTGCTGCAGGTGAAGTACGGTTTGTATACGAAGGGACACTAGAGCCACTGATCAACACGAATGAGGAAGCGAAGAGGCTTGCTGCGGTGATACAGGATGATTTTCCTATTGAACTACCCATGAGTGAACCGCGACCATGGCTACAAATGCCATCGTCAATCGTTGACCCATGGGATCGTGATACGATACGGAGGTTGCCCAAGGCAATCTGGGATGTCGTAGCCTCTCTAGGAGGACTCCTCAGAGACGTGTGGAAGACATGGCGGGATGATGTCTGTGCGTTTGATAGGGATATGAAGATTGCGTCCACCCTGCCTAACACATTGCTGGGACTCCCCGTGTACGTTGCCAGTTCGAAGCGCGAGAAGCAGGAACGGCGCGATCACTACTGGAAGACGGTAATCGGACCGCGGCTTCGAGAGTATCTGAAGGAGAATGATGGGAACGAATAGCGGGATTGAGTATGTCGATCACAGTTGGAATCCGTGGACAGGATGTCAGCCTGAATCGGAAGTATGTGACCATTGCTATATGTATGAAGGCATGAAGCGATACGGGAAAGATCCTACTGTAGTTCAGAGAACGAAAGAGGCTGCATTCAACTCACCTCTGAACCGAGGATCGTGGTTGAGCGGTCAACGGATCTTCGTATGTTCATGGTCTGACTTCTTTCATGATGACGCCGATCCATGGCGAGCGGATGCCTGGGAGATCATTCGGCAGCGCCCAGACTTGACGTTCTTGATTGTCACGAAGCGGATCGACTTTGCGGCAAGCCGTATGCCAGAGAGTGGCTGTCCGTCAAACGTGTGGATCATTGCGACGGCAGAGAACCAGCGTTGGCTTGATGAGCGGATGAACTGGCTGCGCGGAATACAGTCTGTCGTCCGTGGAATTAGCTATGAACCAGCTCTCGGTCCGATTGATATCTCGAAGCACGCACAGTTCATTGATTGGGTTGCTGTTGGATGTGAGTCAGGGCCAAAGCGACGGCCAGCGGATCTGGATTGGTTCCGTTCTATTCGTGATCAGTGTCAGAAATACGGTATCCCGTTCTTCCTGAAACAGATGGACGTGAACGGGAAGCTTATTAAGATGCCGGAACTCGATGGGACGGTTTGGAGCCAGCTTCCAAATTGCATCACCTCAGAGAAAGTAGTATGATCCATGTAGAGGGGATTTCGATGGCAGAGCAACCAGAGATGAGATTCGACATGATGCACGGACTCCTGAGGTCTACCGGGGGGCGAGGAATCATGTTGAATGGTATCAGCTTTGAAGTCCCCCAAGACGGATTCGCGTTCATCGGATTCGAGCTTGTCATCGTTGATAAGATGATGATGCCAAAAGCCAGAGTGCTGGCTGGTGCTATGGCTCCTCGCTACGGAGCGATGCGATTTGGAGAGGAGCAACTGAATCAATTGATACAGCAATCAGCAATGGTCGGCGGGATGGATGTGCCGTTCATGTTCTCATTCAAGCACCCGCGGCCAAGAATATCTGTGAATTGACTCTGATCCAGACTCCTTCGTACGCCGCTTGTCGTACGTTCTGGATCAGAACCTCCGCGGAGGGCGGCGCAGGAACGAGAGCCCGCGCCGTCCCTCCTACGTTAAAGGAGTGACTATGAGAGGATTGGAACTGAAAAGGCCGCTAGTATTCTTCGATCTGGAGACGACTGGAGTGGACGTGGAGAAAGATAGAATCGTTCAGATAGCGGTGCTGCGTCTTGGTTCAGTTGCTAACGAACTAACTGAGGGTATAGGAATAGATTGCGACGGGTGGTCTCGAAGAGAAGATATGTGGCTTGTTAATCCATGCGTTCATATTCCAGAAGGCGCCAGCGCAGTTCATGGCATCACTGATGAAGATGTAAAGGACATGCCGGCATTCAGCGATATATCGAAAGAGGTAGCTGAGTGGTTCAAAGACGCTGACGTATGTGGGCACAACGTGATCAAGTTCGACATTCCTTTGCTCGAGAATGAGATGGCGCGGGCTGGCATAGCATTCGAGGTCGACGGTGGAGTCATCGACACTCTGAGGATCTTCCAGGCGCGTTTCAGGCACACCCTGGAGTGCGCTCATCGTCTGTATGCAGGAACGTGGTTCGAGGGTGCCCATGATGCAGGCAATGACGTTGATGCGCTCGTGAAGATCCTGTACGGGATGGTCGAAGAGTATCCAGACATGCCAAACGAGCCAGGGGTATTGGCGTCAACACCTCCAAGTCCTGACTGGATAGATGCTGAAGGAAAGTTCATCTGGATAAACGGAGAGGCAACGCTGAATTTCAGCAAGAACAAAGGGCAGACACTCAAGGAGATGTTTCGGGTTGATCAAGGATTCCTTCAGTGGATGCTCGGGCAGGACTTCGACGTGACGACGCTTCGTGTTGTTCGACGTGCACTCAAAGGTGAGTTCCCCGTTCTTGAGGTGAAGGAGCCAGCGAAATGAGATGCTTGGTAGCACAGTCGTCGCTCGATGATTTTGATCAGTATGACGTCAGAAATGCGTGGGAAAAGCGTGGATGGCACCGGATCCGTTGGTGGTTCATGCGGATTAAGTTCTGGATCAAGGTCAGGAAGATAGATGCTGGTTCTGGTTGCGACAAGGTGACGATAGCTCTGACAGGGCTCGAATACGATCGATGGAGGGCTCGCCATGCCAAAGCCTAAAGTGCCGAAAGAGATCAGGGATGCAAAGTCCGCTATCGAGCAGGAGATCAGTGAGACGTTGCACATCATCACCCGCCAGTTCCACGAGAAATATCCAACGTGGATTATCACGGACATGGACATAGGAATTATTGAGTTTCCAATCGGCGGCAGGATGACAGCTGCGTCTAGAGTTGAACTGACGAGCAACGATCTTGAGATGAAGATCTGCAAAGGCAACCAAGTCAAGGAGGTAAAGTGATGAGCCATTCATTCGAGAGCGCGGTAATCTGTGTGTGCATGTTCCTGTGGATCATGATGATGTTTGACGCGATTGGGAGGTTCTGATCATGAGACTGAGAAAGATAAATGATGCCCCCGGAGTTCTATCACCTCACATGATCGGACGTAGAAGTGCGTCCGGCTCCGGGGGAGTTGTTCGATGAGATGCAACTCGGAGGAGATGGGAGTTGCTCGTAGTTGCATCACTTGATACACTAAGTGCGGGAACGAAGGTGGTCTAATGGCGAAGGAACTGATAGGAACAGCGTCTCTCTATGTGCCGCATGGGAAGGTCAAGGAGAGGCTGATCGAGCGGATGATTTCGGTCGGCGCGAAGAAGGATCGATCGTTCAACTACGTGTTGATCGAAGCGGTTGAAGAGTATTTGGAACGTGAAGAAGCAAAAGGAGAGTAAACATGGATAATTTGGCGGAATACTGTCAGCAAGCGAACCATCGCACAGAGATACGAAGAGACTTGATAGCCTGATACCCTGCCCTTGTTCCTTGTGCAGCAAAGACATGAGGAACCATGAAGATGGTAGCTGTTTCATCGGGTTTGCCTTTGTTATCAACATCGATGGACACCGTGTTGGTACAGAGGAAGGTGCGGCGGCGCGCGCGTTGGAATTCTACAAACGCCAGCTTGGTGTGTACGCACCGATGTTGGAGGTCGGCTCCCCTCTGCATCTAGATATATGCTGGGAATGCAGGCTCAAGAGCATGGGCGTGAAGGCGCCGAATCAAGAAGAGGGAGCGTGAACATGACACTAGCAAAAGTAATCGACAAGGATGTTGAAATAGGCGATCGTGTTCGAGATAAGTTGACGGGGTTCGTAGGCATTGCCTACGGGCGGTGGGAGTGCATGACTGGATGCGTGATATTCGATGTCTATCCCCCGATGAAGGAAGACGGCACTGTGCCCGACAGCAAATGGGTCGATGAAGCACGCTGTGAAGTGCTCGAAGAGCAGGCAGTCACAGTGACGATCAAGGCGCGGGAACCAGCAGGCCCGTGCAGCCTCAATCCCCCAACTGATGGGCCGCGATAAGGAGCGTGAACATGAGCGAAGGAAGAGACGAGAAATTGAACGGCGGGAATGACGAACCGACGAAAGGACAGTTGGCTCTGGGTGAGTACATAGTCATGACGGGATACGTGGCCTTCTTTGGCGAGAACAACACGGAAGGCGAGCCGGTCCTTGAAGACGGGCTGGTGCTGCGAAAACCAAAATGGCTCGGAACGGAACTTGGGAAGGACGAGCTCGGAGTTACGATGGTCGTAGCTGTCCCGAAACAGAACATGCCAGCGGAACAGCCGAACATGGAGGTCTCTGCTCTCCAGCGCGAGGTTGCCGAGCTCAAGTCTCAACTAAGAATGCCTCTTACTCCAGCCAACGTCACAATGCTGAAGTCTGTGTTGTCTGATGAGAAGGTCAAGCTAGGATCCAGAGAAGAGTGTCTTGCCGGATTGGATCTGATTGAAGTGCTCGACGGCTACCTGAACCCGAAGCTCGACTTCGACAAGAAGGAAGAGGCCGCAGAGACGACGGATGCCGCTCCAAGTAATCCAGAGGCGGACGACGCCGATACTGAATAAGAGAAATTCTAGGCGCGAAGGAACAGCAGTAATCCTCCTGTGAAGCACTGCAGGAGGCAATCTGCATGGAGGAGATATGGAAGATCTATTAGTACCGAACGACGCGATTAGTCTCGGCAAGTTTGATACGATCGAAGATGAGAATATCACGTTCAGCATCGGCGGGGAAGAGGTACTCAGGCTCACTGAGAAAGGCATGGTCTACAAAGGCGAACTAATCGAAGACGCTGGTGAGGCACATAGGATGTTTCTTGAGGTGCTGCGGGGGATGAAAGCGGCGAGAGGTGAATGATGTCTGTAGCTGGTGATAAGAAACGAACGACTACAACGGTCCCGAAAGAGCATATCGACTTCTACGAGGAAGAAGTGAGGCGACAGAATTTCCTCGGAACTCGGAGGACGGTAGCTGATTATGTCAGAGAGGCGATCGCCAGAGATGTCAAACGCCGTCAGCGAAAAGGGTGAATTCTCAGGGAAGCAAGAACTTGCTAAAGCCACAGCTCTCGCTGGAGCAAATGCGTATCAATGGGCAAATTCGTACAGGATGATGCCTGATGGATGTACGTATTCTCTGTTCAACGCAGAGCGATATATGGAGTACCTCTATGAGCCGTATGCTGAAGTCTCTAATCTGCGCATACCCGGTGGCGTGATAACGGTAATGAAATGTGTGCAGACCGGGTGGTCGGAATGGGCTATCAACAACATGTTCTGGTTCATGGACATCAAGAAAGAACCCGGCCTCTACATGCTACAGACCGATAAGCAATTGGGACCATTCGTACTTGCAAGATTCGATCCAGCGATCTCTATGTCTCCGTACATCAGAGAAGGATTTGCTGGACAAGCGGATAGCGTCGGCCTCAAGGTGGGGTGGAAACAACCTCTCTACTTTCGTGGAGCGAAGTCACCAGGCAGCTTGGTTGAGTTCTCAGTCGGAATAGTTATCCAGGACGAGAAAGATCAGATGGATCCCGATGGAATTGCAGCATCGTTAGGGCGCCGTGAAGGAAAGAAACACAAATGGGTGCTGCGCCTGTCGAACCCCAAAATTCCTGAGTCTGGAATCCATATCGACTACATGGATGGATCTCAAGCTCAACACGCGCTGTGGTGCGAGAAGTGCCAGAAGTTCCATATTCCAGTGTGGCCTGAAAGCGCGAATGCGAATCATCCTCTCTGGGTAATGTGCCCTGAGGGTGATCATCCTCTCGACAAGATGAAAGGCATCTGGATTCATGAGGAACCTGATAATCCGCACAAGTCGTATTCGATGACCCACTTTTCATCCCCAACAGTTCAGACGATCGAGATGATCGAGGAGTATAGTCTCATCCGTGGAGACCCTACGAAGATGGAAGCGTTCCACAATCTGCGGCTCGGACAGCCATGGGCAGAGTCTGGAACACAGATCACTGACGTATCAGGCTTGCCTTCGATGGGGCAGATGGTCCCTTCGTATGATCGGCAGAGCGTGATGGGTGTCGACGTTGGGTCAGTCCTCCATGTTGTCGTACGTCGTACGTTTGGCGGCATCCTATGGGCTGGAATACTCACCGAATGGGAAGACCTTGGACGCATGATGCACGCATACAACGTTATCAACTGCGTCATCGATGTAGAACCAGAGACAACCAAGGCGACTGATTTCGGAAAAGCGTTCCCCGGTCGAGTAGTGCTGTGTGACTATCACTCGAATCCTCTGGCGAAAGAAGACTCATGGGGGGAGAAGAAAGGGGTGCCTGTCTACACGGGGTTAAGGACCGCTATGATTGATGAGGCGCTGGCTCTCATCCATACGAAGACTGAGGGAGTGCCATCAAACCTCCCATCCGACTTCTGGGCTCACTTCAGGGCAGTGACTCGTTTGCACGTCAAACGCGCAGACGGCAAGGTGTATGCGTCATACGTTCACACGAAGCCAGATCATTTCGTCCATGCGTTCAACTACGCAGTGTTCGCAGGGGCGAAGTTCCAGGGAACTGGAGAGGAGCAGACACAATTCTTCAGTCCTCGTGGACGTGGCGGCGAATCCAAGAGGAACGAGGAGCCAGGAAAGCAAGGGGTGTCTGATGCAATCTTGTTGGAGATGGCGATGAACCAAGGATATGTTGGGAAGAATTGCACGCTGAAAGGCGGATTGGTGATGGAAGTTGTCTACGCAGGACTTGATCCGTGTCGAGGATGCGAAGAGGAACGCGGCATCTGTCACGGACGACCAAGGAGAGGGTGAAATGATACCACTTAAAGCGACACGTATTGGCGAAGAATCGATTACGGGTGAGGGTCATTCTGGCGGGTGAAATAAGCGAGTCCTGCCTGAGACAATATCCTGCTAGAATGAAGGAAGAATGTAAGGAACGATGGCTCAAGGATCTAGCAGCATCTATTGACGAACGCGATTTTGAGAATACAAACATTCATTCCAAAGACGAGGCGCCTGTCAGTACGCGGCTCACCGATATAGTCATAGAATTGCTCGATGAGGAAGAAGGAGAATCATGAAACTGGCGAAAGGCACGATACTGAAGGCGAAGGGCGGCTGGGATGCAGAGGTGATATTTATCTGTCAGCGCACCAAGCTAATGTTGACTGGAGTGAAGGGATTCATCATGCCTGCCGGGAGGTTCTATGCGATACATCAGCCTGGGACTAGATATGAGTCTTGTCCAGTGTTGCATTGTGAAGAAGGAACAACGCATAGTTCCCGCGCACTACACGAGCCTCCCGTTTATGAAACCGGCCATCCAGCAGACCTGGAGATGGGGGAGTACGAGCTATGAAATACATCAAAGCACAGGACGGGAATGTCTCCGCTGTAGCGTCACTGATCCCCCCAGCAAGAGGGCGAGACGGGAAGGGAGAGATCTGGAGACTTAATTTGATCACGGCACACAACTCTCGCGGAATGTATGCGTCGTTTCGTGACATGAGAGAGGCAATCACGGCATTCGAGACCGTCTGCATGTTCATGGAATCAGATAGATCGATGCTTTCGTTCGGAATTGGAGAAGGCGAACAGCCAGTGATCCCAGTGGTTGAAATACTCAAGAACAACCATGCGACTGCTGGCGGGCCTGAGCAAACGGGCACATCGGATATTCGGCCATCCCCTGAGAATGCAGAACACCTAGAGGAGTGGCAAGATACGGCAGGGGTGTCGTATGTGTTTGACGCGACTGAGACCTGCTGGGTATACAATGCGAAGGTTGTTGATGGAGTCATTACGAGAGGATATCCAGTAGAGGAGCCAACCGATGAGTCCTGAACTGAACGGACTCCAGATCCTCATCGTGGTCGGGAAGCTGATTGCCGTCATGAGCATGATGGCGTTCGTTTGCTTCACATGCTTGGCCCAATACTGGTTCTGGACGCATAATGAGAAGAAAGATTACGACCACATGACGAAGAAGTTCAAGATGGTCTACATGTTTGGCAAGTGGGAATTTCGTGGGTTGATGGCGTACGCACTCTTGTTCGTGGCGTTCGCGTTAGTAAGTGCAATCTGGCACGCAGCAATAAAAGGATTCTGAGGGGTGAGTTGAATGAAAATCGACATAAAGATCGAGAATGCTAAGGTGCTGAAGATCGCACGACAATTCATGGAAGCAGTTCTGCATCGCAAGGACTGGCAACCGTATGCCCAGTTACGCGCACGGGGCATGAAAGTAGCTCCGAATATACCAGCGTTCACGGTGTTTCGGGTAACTAAGACGCGACCTCCAGAGAACGACAAGTATGATCCTGAGCAATGCCGCGAGGTGCTGATGGAGATCACACTCGGGACACATTCGAACATCCCGCCGCAGACGGTATGCGCCACCATGATTGCCGTCAGAGAGGTCAACTGGGAAGTCTGTCCCAACTGCGACAACGGCATTACAGAGAACGATGAAGCCTGTGGCGAGTGTCTAGGAACTGGCAGGATAGAGTTCGCGCCAGCCAGGATACCTGCCAAGGGAACCGATACTTACGAGAGCGATGTCATGCGTGGCGTGTGGGGTATCTGCCCTACGTCGTTTGCGTACATCGAAGGAACGCAGGAGAGGATCACCTAACAATGGACGCGGAGAAGTTCCGGCGACTCTCGATTGAGACCAGCATGGTCGCAGTGACCAACATATCGTCTGTTGGGCACACTGGCCTCGTGACTCTGAAGATGGAGAAAGGGGTCGTTAGGAGGGTGTGGTGCGGGACGAAGGATGGAACCAATGTCTGGAAAAATGGAGAAACCCTCATCCATCTCGTTCCAAATGTCGAACATTCGTTGGAGCATGGATAAGTGCGAAAGGATGCGAATTTGACTTAATCGTGACGAATTGCTAGACTAGTTCCAGGAGCAATCAACAAAGGCTCATTGATGGACAAAAGTCCGTCAGTGGGCTTTTGCTATGTTCCAGGAGGGAATATGGCCGATACTGAAATCACCGCTGCGGAGCTAGGCGAGGAAATATCGTACAAGCAGACGACAAAACCAAGATCGATGTCAGGGACATTCGATGGTGATGACACGGACTATCATGCGATGGAGCTCGACATGCGCGTCCAAAACGGGCTGGAGTACGGCGCATACAATCCATGCAATCAGGATCTGACAATCACGCTGTACGGCGCATTAGCTTCAGGCAAGGATGTGGCATCAGACGACGATGTCTTCCTGGTAGAAGATAGCGAACTCATTGTCCCTGCAGGAGAAACGGCCTACGAAGTAACTGGCGACAAGTTCGATTACTACATCATTCGATGCAACTTCCCCGTTGTCCCAACTGATAGCCCAGCGGAAGAGGTATCTGTCTTTGCAACGAGCCGGGAATCTTAGGAGGACGCAATGGTCGGTAAATGGCAACGAGATCCGTACGCAATCAAACCTGTAAAGACGACCATCGACCTCAATCAAGTGGCTGCGTCCTACGATCTGTTCACAGGAGTATTCCAGGACTGCGCTCTTGAAGGCATCATGATCCAGATGCCGACAGAGGCGGCCGGCGGGGCGCTCACGAGCATATCGATTCAAACGGACGATGTAACGCCGGCAGTGCTGATCAATTCGACAACGGGTGCGGTCGGGAACCTGACATCCGAAGCTGTCCTCGCTTGGACAGGACTTACAGCCATCACAGTTGCCACGAAGATTCAGTTGACGATTGCTGGCGGGGCGCACGGTAGCGCCTACTCGTGCAAGGTCACAGCGTTTTACAGAGCGATCACTAACGGAGGTCGTCTGACGTGAGCGTCTATGTAAACGGAGTAGACGTAACAGCGACAGCGGGAGCTCTCGTCATCCATGACACCGACATCAAGGCCGATCTTGGTGACTTCTCAGCACAGACGCACCTCCAAACACTGCTCGCAGCCCTTGGTATTCCCGACGTATCAGCGAAGGATCTCTACACACTTCTCGTGACTGATAGGCTCGATAACGGAACGTATGGCCTGTCTCAGCTTGCTACTGATCTTGGCATTATAGACGGGCTTCACGATGTATTTCTCAAGCAGACGGGTGCATGATATGGATACAAGCCCTTAATCCAGACGACAACGACGCGGATTATATCGACATGCAATTCGGCGTACACGGGTATCCAGAATAGAGCAGTAGACGGCGTGACGGCAGGCAAAATCGGAACCTGGAGTGATGAACATGACAACTGAAATGATCCTGGCGATATTCCACGGGCAGATCCAACTGATGACGGACATGCTCGGGCGCGGCGAAATGATATATGGCGGCGACCGAGACAATCCTGGATTCAAACGGTTCAAGCGCGAGACGATGCGTGTCCATTACGCGGCAATCGATGCCTACTGGACGCTCATGAGCGACAACAAGATGGTGGAGAAATGCGACGAATGCGACGAGATGGCGCGACGGTGGAAAGACTGCCCTCAGTGCGGCGGATCGGGTTTCCAAGCAGCAAAGGCAGTAGTCTTGCAGGAGGCTTGAAGTGTCTATAGCAACCGTTCTGAATAAAGCGGCTGGCCTCCCATCCGTGATGAAGGAATCAGACGAGATGGGCAGCAGACTGCTCCCGGATCTCAGACCTTCGTACAACGATGGAAGAGTGACCCGCCCACCAGGTCTTAGCGACATCTTCAATGCGTTCTATGAGTGCCCTGCTGTCTTCACAGCAATCGGAGCCATCGCCAACTCGATTGGCGACATTCCATTTGTGCTGGTAGAGATGGAGGAGTCGAACGAAAAACGCAAGTTCCGCACGGCGCGTAGCTTCTTCAGGGCCTCACGCTCCAAGAACTACACAAGAATAACGGAGAAATGGGCGGCGATCGAGGGAGGGAAAGTTGTGAGGCATCATCCGCTTCTGTCTGTCCTCGAGAACCCGTCCCCTGCTTCGATGCTGACTGGACACATGATGAAGGCCGCTATCGTCGCGTTCATGGAGCTCACTGGAATGGCTTACGTCGAGAAGCTGTTCGCTAAGGACGAAAAGACGCTGTCTGGACTGTGGCCACTCGTAGATCCTCGCAAGATGATGGTCGTGGCTGGCGAGAAACGCCTCATCGACGGATACGTGTGGGTAGGGAACAAGGGCATTGTCACCTTCCAGCCAGAAGACATGGTGTACTTCCGATCGTTCCATCCTGGCAGTGTTTACTACGGATACTCTCCGACACAGGCACTACGTGTAATCATTGCAGGAGACATAAAGGCTATGACCTGGAATCACACGTTCTTTACGAATGGAGCACGTCCTGACGGCATTCTGTCATCGAAACAGCGATTGATAGATACCGATGTTACCCAGATCCTCGATGCGTGGGATGACACCCATCGTGACGAAGAGAACTGGCATCGTCCAGCTGTGATGGGGAATGACATGACTTGGGTTGACGTTGGATCGTCCCATAAGGACATGGACTTCCCAGAATTACGAACTTATTCGAAAGAGGAGATCCTCGCAGCTTATGGAGTGCCACCAATCATGGGGGGGGATTGGTCTGATGCTAACCGGGCCTCGTCAGATGTGATGTATAAATGGTACTACGAAGGCTGTATTCTCCCCAGATGTGACTTAATTGAGGATATGTTAAACATGTGCCTTGTGGAGCCTGGAAGTGGATTTCGGCTCGTGTTCGACCTGGGAGCTATCGAGGCGTTGAAGGGTGACGTGCTCGAGATGGCCAAAGTATCTGCTCGTGTTAAAGAGGAATTCTCTATCAATGAACGAAGGGTCTTCCTGTGGAATTTGCCTATTATAGATAGTGAGGAAGGGAATGCCCTCTGGGATCCGAAGAGAGAAAACATCGTTGGGTACGCGCCTCTTCCGTCTGAAGTTGCATCGGATAATCAACTTGCTGATGGTGATGAATGATGGCAAAGATCGCAATGACTGATGAGAAGATTGAGGAAGCTCTGAAGGTTGCAAGGAAGGCGTACTACGAGGAACACACATCTGAGTATGCAGCACGTTCTGCGGTCCGTAGAGCCTTGAAAGCAGGATTCATTCTCGGCGCAACGGCTGCTCAGAAGGCAGAGATAGCCGAAATATATAGAAAAGCGAAAGAGGAGCCGAACATCCGGTGCTATCTGTGCGGATCTCGCATTCCAATTGGATCTAGGCACGTTGATCATGTGAAAGCCCTATCGAACGGCGGAGCTCACCTCGCCTCTAATTTGGCGGTAACTTGTCGTGACTGCAACCTGAAAAAAGGATCGAAGACGCTAGAAGAAATGGGACTGTTGCTGTGAGGCAACGAACAACAAGACGAAATAAAGGTAGGTGGGAACATGGCATCGAAGACAGCACTTGTTGCAAGCGATTATCAAATCAAATGGCTGGCAGACGACTGCGTAACTGTAATCGCTGGCATCACAAATGAGGGGGTTTTCGAGACCCTCGGCGGACTAAACATTGACATCGACTTCACGACGGGCAACGCGATAACAGTTGATATCGATGTACCGTTGGCGAGCGACACATACGTCTACGGGATGGATATTGACTTGCAACAGACGGCGGCTTATGCCGGTACGTGGAGTACGAGCGGTGGAATGATCGCTCTTAGGTCAGACGTTCATGTTGACATGCAGATCACTAACGCATACGCAGGCTATTTCAATGTGTATGTTGATCCAGCAGCTACGTGTACGGTAAACGACGCAGTTGGCGTGCTTGCAAATGTGACGCTAGTTGGTCCGTTCACGCAGGGTGCATCGACGAGTTCGATTGCTGCTCTCAAGGGCATGATCAGCAACACGTCTACAGGCAGCTATGACGGTCAGGTATACAACGTGATGTTGAGCTACGGTTCGAACGTGAACTACGGCGACGACACTGCTCTCATCATGGGCTACACACACGCTGATGCGCGTTGTGACTACGGGTTCTA